TTGGAACTTCACCTCCGCGGTCGACACTGTTGTGTCTTCCGCTGGCGCCGGCGGTCTCCAGTCCGGTGCTACCACCCTCGTCGCACCCTCCACCTGTGGTGCCCCTCTCCTCAAGCTCGGCGACGAGGCGGCCGATGGTTCTGATGTCTGGACTGAGGAGGGTCACGGCCCCATCGACACCTTCAAGCTTGTCCTCAACGGTCAGGATCGCATGAAGGAGCAGGACGGTAAGTACTTCAACCAGGTGCAGCCCTTCCAGCACCACACTGGTTCCCCCGTGCCCGGTGTGTACGCGTACTCCTTCGCGCTCAAGCCCGAGGAGCATCAACCGACCGGTACCTGCAACTTCTCCCGCATCGATAACGCTCAGGTCGCGATCAAGACCAAGGCTGGTGCCACCGCGCAGAACCTTAACATGTTCGCCGTCAACTACAACGTCCTCCGTATCCAATCTGGTATGGGCGGCCTCGCGTTCTCCAACTAAATACTCATACGAAGTATTTGCAAAATATCAAAAAATTCACTTTTAAAAGTTGTTTGCACACACTTTTTAAAAATGAAGGTTCTTTACTTTTTGACTCCCCCTCGTTTTTGTAACGCTTTTTTTGGTCTTATTTTCGCAAGGTGTCCGACCGGTCAGCTTCAATCGAACGTACACGAAACATTTTCATCATCCCACTCGTCTACATTGTTACACGAAATTTCACCCCCAAACAGTTCATACACCCATGACCCATCTACAAGTTCATCTTCAATAAGCTTATTTTTCAGTTGTTTAAGTTCAAGCATGTTAACAGACAGGAGTTCTTTCGAGCGCTTGTAACACTCATCTACGAGATCGTTAATCTCCTTATCGACAATCAGTGAAGCCGCGGGTGACAGGTTTCGGTAATCGAAGTTGTTTTCACCTAGACCATACGTAGTAACCATATCCCGGGCGACCTTATACACTTGTGCGTAGTCAGACGAGGCTCCCGTGGTGATATTATCAGGTCCAAAGATGAGCTCTTCAGCTGCACGCCCACCCAGAGCTACGATCATTTGATTCTTGAGATACCGTTTCGTGTATTGAGCCGATTCTGCATCCTCTTCCGAAGGCTGGAAGAAGGTCACACCACCGGCTGCACCTCTAGGAATGATGGAAACTTTACGCACGCGATCGTAACCAGGAATGACCGCACCCGTGATTGCATGTCCCGCCTCATGGAAAGCGATAACATCCTTCTTGTGACCAGTGAAAACTGTATCACCCTTTGCCCCTACGATCAGTCTCTGGTACACGTCATCCACGATACCTTCTGTGATGGTACCATCTCCATCTCTCACGGCACGAATTGCACACTCGTTTAAGAGGTTGGCGAGTTCGGCGCCTGAAAACCCGGTGGTTTGTCTCGCAAGATTTCCAAGGCTCACATTCTTATCGAGCTTCTTACCCCGAGCGTGAACTCCGAGAATCTTTTTACGACCTCTGACACTAGGCAAAGCGACTTGAATCTTACGATCAAACCTACCAGGACGAAGGAGTGCTTCATCTAAAATGTCACTTCGATTGGTAGCTGCGATGACGACAATACCGGTGTTTTCATCAAAACCATCCATCTCAGTAAGAAGTTGGTTGATCGTCTGTTCGCGTTCATCGTTACCAGGCATGGGTCCAGCTGCACGCTTCTTACCTACAGCATCGATCTCATCGATGAAAACGATACAGGGTTGGTTCTCCCGAGCCTGTTCAAAGAGCTCTCGTACACGTTTAGCACCCACACCCACGAACATTTCGACGAAGCTCGCCGCCGAACATTGGATGAAAGGAACACTCGATTCACCCGCGATAGCTCGTGCAAGGAGTGTTTTACCAGTTCCAGGTAATCCCGAGAGAAGAGCGCCACGAGGAATCTTGGCCCCACTACCCGAATATCGAAGGGGATTCTTGAGAAAGTCGACGATCTCTTCCAGTTCATACTTGGCAGAGTCGATACCTTCAACGTCGGTGAATCGTGTCTCTACATTTTCTTCCATGGCGAAGTCTGCCGATTTAAGAAAGGGGTTAGGCATACCCATTCCTCCACCATCCTTGTTTCCAAAAAAGGCGCGGAACATGGCGAAGGCATACAAGAGAAAAAATCCCACGATCACATTTTCTGCGAGATTTTGTGGCTGTGCGGTGTCTATGTTTACGTTTGCACCACTGTCGATCAGTTTCTCCCAAAACATATCAGATTGAACGATGGCCACATCACCATAATCTCCGTTCTCTTCCATGAAGACGGCTTGATTCTTCGCGGGTCGCACGAGTACTTGTGGAAGTTCCTTCTTCTCGAGCCCCCTGATAAACTGACTATACGACCTGGGCTTGTATTCAGGCTGTTCCGAATTCTCCACCTTAATATTCGGTGCGCGGAAAATACGCGGTACAGATAAACTCATTACAGGACGCATCTATCTTCTATGGTATGATAAGTTTTAAGCAACTTAAATAAATCCGTACATTATAGATTACGATGACGAGTTCTATCGGCGTAATCGGATTGGGTTCTATCGGAAAAAATCTTGCTCTGAACATTCAAGAGAAGGAGAAGCTGCACGTGTTTAACAAGACACATTCTAAAGTTGTTGCACTCGAAGAACAATCTGAAAATGTATATGGTCACGAATCTATCAGTGACATGGTAAATGCTATGAAGTGGCCACGCGTCATTTTCACAGCTCTTCCCCATGGTCAGGCGACTGACGATACCGTTAGGGTTTTGCTTGAACATATGAAACCCAGTGATACGATCATAGATTGTTCAAACGAACATTACAGGGTTTCGAGAACTCGGGGGTCTAGATGCAAGGCCCACAGGGTAAACTATTTGGGTACAGGGCTTTCGGGTGGAGCCGAAGGTGCTCGCCAGGGACCCGCTCTTATGATAGGGGGTACCAGGTATGCTTATGAGATGAACAAACCATTCTTGTCTAAGATTGCTAAGAGGCATACCTACATGGGCGAGGACTATGGAATTGGGCATTTTACGAAAATGGTTCATAACGGGGTTGAATATGGTATGCTGCAAGCTGTGGCTGATCTATACGCCTATTGTGACCACGACGAAGTTCGTATGCAGAAGAGTTTGGAGCAGGCTATCGGTACTGATATGGATGGATATATCGTGCGATCTGCGCTGAAAGTGCTTGAGAATTATGATTTGAAGAAGATCTCCGACACTGCCGAGATGAACAGTACGGGACTCTGGTGCTCTCAAATTGGTTTGGAATATGAAATTCCTACACCCGTAATTAACTCTGCGGTGAACACCAGAATCACGAGTAAATATGTCAAATCCGTTCGTACGACACAAAATGTGACTACTTCATTTAAACCTTCAATCGCTATGAACACACTGCGATTTACGTTTGCCGCCTCACTTTTAGAGGGATATAGTCTTATGGATACAAGAAATGCCTCAAGAGTCGATGTAGTAAACGCATGGTCGAAAGGTACTATCATCGAGTGCCCGCTCATCGGGGGTGACCTGCATACGATTATGGACAAGCATATTCTAGATGCACGCATTTTTGCTTTACATTGTATGACCGCGGGTGTTCCATGTCCGGCTGTTCACACTGCAATTAACCAGTATGATTTTATCCATCAACATAAAACGTCTATGGCTTTTCTCATGGCGCAACGCAATTATTTTGGACAACATACACTTATTGAAGTTTAAAAGAACAATACGTATATGATGTATGATTAAGAAATTTATCGATTTATTTTTTAAAGTAGAAAAACCTATACTCGGTAGATGGTCACTTAAATCGTGTAGCGAGAACTCAGTTTCCATAAACTCTATTTACCAGAATAGGGATCACTGTGGTGATACCATATGCAAAACACCTAAACGAGCGGATGAATATCCGACTCTACCTAAATCTCATTTTCCGCAAGCACACTTACCTTTCGGGCATTTGCACTTCCCGAAACTCTTGCAGCGAGAACAATAACTGGAAAATATCACAATAAACGCTAACAATAGTAAAGCAAATAGAGACAAATTCATTATATCATTACAAGGGATTTTTTTTCTGTGTTCATACAAATGAAGGTCACACTTAAAAAAAGTCCTAACCCTGAAAAGAAATATAGGGTGACATTTGAAAATGGATCTCATGTAGATTTTGGTGGTGCTGGGTATTCTGATTATACGATCCACAAAGATCCATCGCGTATGAAGAGATATCTCGCACGCCATGGACGTATGGGTGAAACGTGGACTAAAGCTGGTTTAAAAACGGCTGGGTTTTGGTCTAGATGGCTATTGTGGTCCAAGCCGAGTATGGCTGGAGCTAAGCGACTGATGTCCTCGCGTTTCGGTTTGCGTTTTGTCTAAGACCGTGGTGATTCAAGTTTTGACTTCCATTGAAATGTTCCTGCCCTACGCATCACGTGAGCCAAGAACATGAAAAGTATGTACACATTCACTGCGATTGGGTTCATACTTGTAGATGTACATCATTTAATCGTATATCGCATTATATTTTTTAATAAGCATGTTTATATCGATGTTTGGACGAGTTTCTGGGTCTTCTATTTTTAGACACCCCGATTTAAATTGATCGGGTGAAATATGTTTATATTCCCAATATAAATTCGAAAGAAATTCACCAATGTGGTCAACATTCACTGTATTATTTTTCAACATGATTTCATAATCACGGATGACATTATGTGGATATT